AAGAATCTCGTCGCTGATCGGCGACGCGGCGTAGGTGGTGCCGGCGCCTGACGAGACCGGCACCTCGCCAGCGCCACCCGCCACGGGGAGGCCCGCGCCGCCGCCGTTACCGCCGATGATGACCACACCGCCGACGGAGATCACCAGCCACCCCCGGCGATGCGCGCGGTGGTGCCCGCGGTGGACGTGATGACCAGGCGCAACGTGGTGACGGGCTCGCTCGCGCCCTCGATCGCCAGCGTCCCCGCCGCGGCGAGCGGGAGGCCCGTGGTGGCGCTGACGGGGGGCTCCCCGGCCTCCGCCACGCCCAGCGGGTAGCGGGCGACGGTCAGCGCCGTGATGGCGTTGGTGGGCCCGGTGTTCTTCAGCACGAAGACCCAGTCGCGCGCGCCGTCGATGGGGATGTTGACGGTGACGGGGGTCGCGGCCGGGAGCGTGATGTCGGCGCTGTAGCGCGAGAGGTACGCGGGCATGGGGGACTCCAGGGCTGTGAGGGAGAGGGCGGGCGGAGAGGCGGGCGGGTTACTCGCGCCAGCCGTCCACGTAGATGGTCAGGTCGACGTCGACCGTGCTGCACACGTAGGCGACGGCCTGCGCCGCGGTGCACACGAGCTCGGCGCCGTTCGTGGTGCTCTGGCTCGCGGGCACCTGGTGGAGCGCCTGCGCGGCGCCGGTCGTGGTTTCGAAGAGGCTGTAGGTCGCGGGTGCGGCGCCCGTCTCCGTCGCCAGCGTCGTCACGCACAGCAGCCGCGCGTGCGGCGGGGCGTAGGCAGCGCACGCAACGCTCGTCGCGGCAATCGCGCTGCCCGCGGAGAGCGCAATGCGCGCGGCGGGCGCGGTCATCCACCGGCAGTGGCCGCGCGAGCTCGTCATGTAGATGGGGTTGCCCGAGCCGTCGGTGCGGAAGGCGCCGAGGTAGCGGTGCGTGAGGTCGCCGCTGCTCTTCCAGCAGAGCGCCGCGTCGGGCGCGTCGAGGGAGACCTGAAGGGCCAGCGCCCCGGCGTTGTTGTAGGCGTAGACGTAGTACCAGCTCGAAACGCCTGCGAGCGGAATGGTGCCGGTGACCTCGGTCTCCGCGGCCTGGGTGAGCAGCGACGTCCCGATCAGCAGCGACTCCACGGCGCCGATGTAGACCCCGATGCCCGTGGTGACCGCCGCGACCCGGATGCGGGCGTTCCAGAGCAGCTGGCCCACGCTGGCGTTCAGCAGGAAGCGCGTGCGGTCGGCGAGCGGCTGCTCACCCTGGGTGATGCTCGCCGCGTTGCGGGTGTCACCGTCCGCGGGGGCGATGACGGGCGAGGTGAAGGCCGAGACGTCCGTGAGATTCGTGGCCATGTGTCAGACGCTCCATTCGACGAAGCCGGGGTCGGAACCCCACTTGCCGGAGTTGAAAAGCCCACCGGGGTCGCCCCAGTAGTCCGTGTTGCCGAAGGCGAACCGGACCCACCCGAGGTCGCGGGCGTTGGTGAACCGGCGGAAGGCGCGGCGGTGGAGAGCGACCTGCGCCTCGGTGGCGGTGGAGCCCCAGGTGCCCGTCTCACCCCAGGTGCCCGTGCCCCAGTAGTGCTCACCCGCGAAACCGTGGTCGCTCGGGCCGACCAGCAGCCACCAGCGAGCCCAGATCGTCGACGCCAAGGGCACGCCCCACTCGGCCGCGGTGACGAGCACGGCGGTGGGGTAGAGCAGCTGCGCGGCGACGTTAGCGAGGCTCGTCCGCGTCCCGGCCCAGGGCCACGTGTCCCAGGCGCCGAGGATGCGGGCACCGTAGGAGGCCGACGTCTCGCCGGGCAGCTGCTCGAGCGCCACGTCGGCGCCGAGGAGTGGCATCGCGTCTGCCGGGGCCCGGGTAACGGCGCCCACCAGCACCGACTGGCGCGCGCGCTCGAGGGAGGTGTCCTTCGACGCGCCGACGGCCAGCGCCCACGCGCGGGCCCAACGGCCCTGCATGGGGCCGATGTCGGCCTGGTAGACGGCGAGGGTGGTAGGTGCGGGCATGGGTGTCCGTGGGTGCGGGATGGATGCGGGGCCCGGTCGTGCCGTAGGCTCCGGGGGTGCGCCTGCTCTTCGCCCTCGCCTTGTGTGCCGCCGCCTGCTCCGCTGACCCCGTGCTGCTGCCCGATGCGGGGCCGTGTAGCTCAGCCTGCGGCGCCGGGACGGTGTGCATGGGCGGCGCCTGTGTGGCGGTTGACGGCGGGGCCCTGGACGCGGGGAGCGCGGTGGACGTGGGCGAGGACCGGCCCGTGGTGGTCGACCTCGGGAGCCCGGTGGATGCGGGCTTCGACGCGGGGCCGGCGGACGTGGGGACGGACACCGGGGTGGACGTGCCGCGCGACGTCGACCCGCGGCAGAGCGAGGTGTGCCGAGGGGTCACCGCGACCTGCGACGGCCGCACGGTGAACGTGCAGATCGGGGAGCGAGACGGCGGCGCGGGCCGCACCTACCACTGCGGCGGGTGCGGCAACACGTGCGAGCCGGGATCGTTCTGCGTGAACTGCGTCTGCCTGCGGTGACCGATCAGCCGTAGGCCGTCGGGGTCATTGGCGTGCCGGGCGTCACCATGCGCTTGAACACGCCCAGGAAAGCACCCGCGGTCCGGCCAGATTCCGAGCCCGAGATCAGGACGAGCTCCCAGCCTTCCCAGCCAAGTTGCTTCAACTGGGGCTCCAAGTGCCTCGGGTCGCCACCGAGCACGACGATTCGGTAATCCCACTGCGGCGGCATATCGGGCGCGGTCATGCGCCGACGATACCGCAGCTCGTCAGGCCGTGAACGTCACGGCCGCGGTGTCCGCTACGGCGACGGTGCCGAGCGTGACGCTGGTGTCCCCGCTCGGGCTCGACAGGTCCACGTCGGCGATGCGCCCGGGGGCCGCGCCGTAGATGGCGGCGTGGATGCCCGCGATGTCCACGGTGACGGTGTCGCCCGCATCGGGCATCGCGAGGCCGTTGACGTAGGTCGCAATGGCGTCCTTGACGGCGATCTGCTCTGCCGCCGTCGCCGTGGACTTGAACCGCACCGTCCCGGTGCACGTGATCGTGGCAGCGCTCGCGGCAACGACCGTCGGCGTGTCGGTGATGGGCTTGCGGAGGGTGAGCTCCGCCTGGACGGCCGCGACCGCAGGCCCCGCGAGAACACCCGAGGCACCCGCGACGTAGACGGTGTACGAGCCGTCGCCCGCGGGCGCTGCGAAGCTCACCCGGGTGCAGCCGGCGGACACGCCCGCGAGGAGCGCCGAGGTGCACCAGTACCGCACGGCGTCACGGGTGAAGCCGCTCCCGAGCGTGGCCCACCGGGCGACCGCGCGGGCGAGGTACGCCGCGTCGCTCTCGGCGTTGACGGCGCTGGCGGAGAGCCACGTCGAGGTGGACCCGATCGCCGGGTTGGCGCAGGTCACCCCCGGCAGCGCCGGGCTGATGATGCTGGTGATCGTGCTGTTGGCGACGTTGTAGTTCTCGCCCGCGGCCTCGGCGCGCACCGTGAACGTGACGGGCGTGCCCGAGGTGATGTTCACCGTGCCGGTGTTGGTCGATCGCCACCGATAGGTGCCATCGCTCACCAGGAGCCCGCCCGCAACGACCGCGAAGGGCCCAGCGCCGCTGGCAACCGTGAGCACGACCTGCCCCGTGGCGTAGGTCGCGGCGATGCGCGTCAGGTCGAAGCGCGACGCGATGAAGAGGTCGAGCCAGCTGCCCGTGGCGGTCGAGCCGTAGGCCCCGAGCGCGAGGTTGGCGACGGTCTGCTCGGTGACCGCCAGCGCCGTGGCGTCGGCGCGCACGAGCGAGCGGGCGGCGCCGCCGGAGGCCCACGCATCGACCGGGAAGGCCGCCGCGGCGAGGGCCGCGAGCTGCGCCGTCGTAATCGCGTCGGCCGTGCGGGGGGTGGTGAGCTCGGCGATCGTGGAGACGGTCATGAGTACACCCGCAGGAGCTCGATGGTGACAGCCGACACCGCGACCACGAGCCGGAAGGGCCCGTCGTCGTCGGTGAGCCGGAGGGAGAGGGTCAGCAGCCCGTCGGTGACGCTCGCGCTCGCGTCGCAGCTGCGAACGCGCTCGTCGCGCAGCACCTCGGCCTGCACCAGCGCGGCGATGCGGAAGGCGCTCTGGCCGTCGGCGTCGGAGCCCAGGAAGTCGCGCACGTCGATCCCGTGGTCGGGGTCGTCCCCGATCCACGCGAGGGTGCCGCGGCGGGTGGTGACGCGCCGCCCGATGGCCTGCGCGAGCTGCACCCGCCCCGTCGCCAGCCGCATGGCCGGGTCCAGGTCGAGGAGGCCCTCGGCGGAAACGGGGGTGCTGAGGTCGGTTCCGAGGGTCAAGGGATTCTCAGTGCGGTGCTACCGCCCGACACGGCGCCGATGGCCCCCGGCGGCGGGATGACGCTGCCTGGGGCGCCGATGACGGCGCCGGGGGCGTTGAGCAGTGCGGAGACGGCGGTAACCCACGTCGCCATGGCGCCCGAGCTGGTGACCGCCTCACCGTCGCGCGCAGCCTTCGTGGTCGAGCCGTTGATGCTGATGGCCGTAACCGTGCCGCTCTCCCACAACGCCGCGTAGGGGAGCGCCGGGTTGCCGCCCGCGTAGCCCAAGAGCACCCGTCCGCCGGCCGGGACCGTGACGGTGACGCCCGGGAGCCCGTGGCGGATCGGGACGCCTGCCGAGGCCGGTACGCGGGCGTCGTCGGGCTGGAGGTCCAGGGTCTTGTCCGCCCGCTGCGCCACCACCGTGCAGGGGTAGAGCGCGAGGTGGTCGAGCCGCGGGCCCACGAAGCCCTCGACGATCGCCCGCAGGGCTTCCAGGGGGCTCACGGCGCGGACCACACCGTCGCGGTGAAGGCGTCGGGCTCGAGGTCGAGCCGCACCGGGCCGACCCGCACGAACACGTCCGCGCCCTCGTCGCGCAGCTGCAGGAGCTGCCCCGGGCGGAGCGCGAGCACGTCGCCCCCGAGGAGGTACTGGCGCTGCGTGGGGTCGCGCCTGACGAGGGTGATGCTCGCCTCCTCGGCGGCGGCCCAGGCCTCGAAGCCCAGCCACACCGTGCCGTCGGCGAACACCCGCCAGGCGTAGTTCAGTGCGGTCGCGGTCGCGTCGATCGCCCGGGCCGCGGCGCCCTCGGCGCGGTGGAAGCGCGCGACGGCGCCGGAGAGGTCGCCCGACGTCGAGGCCAGGGACTCACCCGCCTCGGCGAGCGCGTCGCGCACGACGTCCGCGCGCGTGGCGTTGAGGTAGGCCAGGGCCGGGAGGGTCGTGCGCAGTCCGCCGGCGCCGCCGACGATGCGCCCGCGCCACTGCCCGTGGCTCACGTCGCCGTCGACCACGGTGCCGCGGAAGGTGACCACGCCGCCGAGCTCGATGGTGACCGCGCCCGTGATGGCTTCGTCGGTGTCGACCTCGAGCTCCGCCGACCACACGCCCGAGAGCGGGAGCGCGATGGAGGCCCGCAGGAGTGCGGCGCCGCCGTTGATGGTGAGTTCGCTCATGGTGCGGCGGGTCCGGGGGTGGGAGGTGGCGTCGGCGCGGGCGCGGGCTCGGTGTTGGTGAAGGCCGTCCGGTTGGCGCCGAGGTCGGGCGCGACCGGCGGGGTGCGCGACACGCTGCGGCCGCCCTGGGCGGAGGCGCGGTGTTCCACGAACTTCAGGGTCACGGTCCACCTGGTCGGGCCGCTCTGCTGCAGCGGGCCCATGGACGTGCCGTAGAGGGTGGTGATCCCCGCGAGCGCGAGCTGCGGGTGCGCGCAGGTCAGCGCGTTGCGGGTGCGGGGGGTGGTCGACCGCGGGAAGACGACGCCGACGAGCGCCTGGAGGTCTTCCCACTGCTCGCTGTCGATCACCGTCAGGGTGAGGTCGATCTCGGCCAGGTCATAGCCCTTGTCGCGCACGGTCGCGCCGTCGCGGCCCGCGGCGTGGCGGCGGTCGAGCTTGCGCTTGATGAGGTCGCCGCCCCACTCGAAGGTGCCGCGGAAGCGCACGCCCCCGAGGGTGAGGGCGTCCCAGGTCTCGGCGTCGGCGAAGGGTGAAGGGATGGTCACGGCGAGGCCTCCGCCCACTGCCCGAATATGCTCCCGAGGGCGTCTTCCATCTCGGCGCGGATGGCGCGGGCGGTCTCCTGGGGCTGGCCGCCGCCGGTGACGTTGATCTCGATGGAGACGCTCGCGCCGCCTCGCCCGCCGAGCTCGGGCACACGCGGCGAGACGATGCCCGAGACGGCGTCGTTGGCGACGGGCGCGCCGGCGTTGACGCCCATGGCGATGCCCGCGGGGATCTGGCGGCCCACCACGTCGGCGAACACGCGCGAGGGGGAGCGGATGCCGAGGGTGCTGGTGACGGCGCCGACGAGGGACGTGCCGACGCCCGACATCATCGTGCCGAGGCTGGGCAGTGCGCCGAGGATGCCCGTGCGGATGCCCGCGATGATGTTCGTGCCGACGGACATGAACGCCTGGCGCACCTGCATCGCGATGCCCGCGACGAGGCCGGTGATGGTCGCGCCGATGCCGCCGAGGATGACGAAGAGGGTGTTGACGGCGCCGAAGAGCGTGACCGCGGCGCCCGCGACAAAGCCGAAGGCCTGCCCGAGCCCGAGCGCGGCGCGCGCCATGAGGGCCAGCGTCTGCGCCGACGGCCCGCCGCCCGACGCCAGCGAGGCGAACATCGCGCGCAAGGGCGCGATCCCCGCCATGAAGCCGGGGCCCACGCCGCGCACGAAGGCCTGGACGATCGGCCACGCCGTCGTGGCGAAGCGTTGCACCGTCGCGAAGCCCGTCGAGAGCGCGGCCATCCCGGCGCTGATCGTGGTCGGGTTGACCACCCGCGCGAGCAGGGCGCCCACCGCGTTGGCGGCGCCCGTGATGCCCGCCCGCAGGCGCGTCGCCGCGGGGGAGCCGGTCTGAAGCGCCGAGGTGACCTGGAGCAGGACGTTCTTGAAGGCGACGATGCCCGGGACGTTCCCGAAATCGATCCCGATCAGGAGGTTGAAGATCGCGTTGCGGGCGTTGCTGATCGCGCCCGTGAGGGTCTCCGACTGCTGCCGCGCGAAGGTGCCGAGGGCGCCGCCGCCGTCGAGGCGACCGCGCACCGCATCGAGCGCGGCCTGCTCGCCGACGCCCGACGAGACGCGCCGCTGGGTGATGGCCGTCTGCGCCGCCCGGCGCCCGACCTCGCCCTGGCCGAGGTTCATCTGGCGGGCGATGCTGTCGAGGATCGCCGACCGGCTGACGTTGGCGTTGGAGAGCTGGAGCAGCTCTTGGCCCTGCAGGCGGCCGGCGGAGCGGATCTGCGAGAGCGCGAGCGCGAAGCCCTCGCTCGAGCGCTGCCCGAAGGCGGCGCCGAGGTCGGCCGACGCGGCGATGAGCGGCGCGATTTCGCGCTCCCCGAAGCCCGCGACGGCGAACGACTGCGTCTGGGCGATGACGTCGCGGGTGTCGAGGGGCGTCTGGTTGGCGACGGTGACCGCGTTGCGGAACTGGCGCCCCGCCGCCTGCGACGAGCCGAGCACGGCGGTCAGCGCGACGAGCGAGGACTCTCGGAAGGCCGCAACCTCGATCACCGCAGCGGCGGCGGAGTAGCCCACGCCCGCGAAGGCCGTGGCGATGCCCGCGAGCGCGGCCACGGCGCCGAGGGCGACCCCGCCGACGGTGCCGAGGAGCGCCGAGGCGGCGCCGCTCTGCTGCTGCATCGACTGCACGCGCGCCCGACCGGCCGCGGCCGAGGCGCGGGACTGCTGCGCGGAGAGCCGGGCGTTCTCCCGGAAGCTCTGCTGCGTCATCCGCGAGAGGCGCTGGAAGTAGCTCTGGTGGGCGCGCAGCTCGACGGCCCGCTCCCGCTGCGTCTGCCGGACCTGCTGCGCCCCCGCACGGGTGCGGTAGGCCATCTGCAGCCCGAGCGCGCGCTGGGTGAAGTCGGGGCCCAGGGCTACCCGCCCCGAGGGCGTTGCGGTGGGGCTGCGAGGGCGCGCAGGGGTAGCGCGGGGCGTGCGCCCACCACCACGGCCCTGCAACCCGTTGAGCTCGCGCAGCGCCCGGGACTGCTCCCGGATGGCTGCGGTGGCGGCGCGGATCTGGACGGCCGTCCCCGCCGGCGCTACCCGCGCAAGCGCGGCCTGGGCGCCCGCCGACGCGCCCGCGACCGCACGCAGGGCCGCGAGCATCGGGGTCAGCGCCGCGGTGATCCGCTTCGCTGGCCGCGAGCCCGCGTCCGTGAGGGTGAGCTTCCAGGTGGTGTTGGGCATCGGGTCAGCGGCGGGGCTTCTTCGACGGGGTCGAGAGGCCCTTGATGAGCGAGCGGAAGGCGCCGAAGAACTCGACCACCAGGTACGCCCCGGCGCGGGCTTCGGCGTCGTCGTGGTCGCCGCGGAGCAGCGAGATCAGAGCGTCGGCGGCAACGTCGGGGTCTTTCAGGCCCGCGGCGTAGAGGGCGGCGGCTTGACCTCGCGCGCGGCCAAAGGGCCCGCCGCCAGGTTCTCCGTCAGCACCGCGAGCAGGTCGAGGAGGGCGGGGCTCTCCTCACCCATCGCGTCGAAGGCCTTGCGCTCGTCCTCGACGCTTCCGCTCGGGTCGATCGGGACGAGGCACCCGCGCGCCAGGGCCACGCCGGCGTCGGCCTTCGTGGTCAGGTCCGTGCTGAGCTGGTCGCACTTGTACGCCTGCCACTGCGCCCGGGTGGGCTTGCGCACGGCGTAGCGCCGCCCGCCGAGCTCCCAGGCCTTCCAGCTCGCGCCGTAGCGGCCGGTGAGGCTGGCGAGCTCGGCCTCGGTGAGGGAGGCCTCCTGCTCGCCGTCCATCACTCGCCCGCCTTGGCGACGAGGCCCTTGCCGTTCCAGAGCACGCGCATGATGGACAGCTTCACCTCGACCTCGAGCGGGTCGGTGCCGTCCTCGGCGGAGGCGTCGGCGCCCATGATGCGCACGTCCTCCAGGGTGTCGGTCACGATGTCCGAACCCTCGCGCATCTGGACGATGATCGTCCCGCGCACGTCGGCGTAGCCGTTGGGCATCGACGCGATCAGGCGCTTCCAGCCGCTCTTGTAGAACGTGATGGAGCAGTCCCCGGGCTTGTAGCGACCGGAGGTGCGGCCGCGGGGGTGGCGGCCCGTGCCGTACACCGGCTCGGCGCCCTCAACCTCGTCGGCGTACTTGATCGCCTTGATGTCGGTGACCTCGACGCCGTTGAAGCGCGCGCGGACGCTCGCCCAGGAGTGCTCGTTGCCGTTGATGTTCATGGGTCAGGCGCTCCGGGCGTAGGTGACGGTGGTGGTGACGGCGTTGATCGAGCCCTTCGGCACGATCGAGATGGCGGCGGTCAGGATGCCGGTGGCGAGCACGTCGGTCGTGCGGCCCACAGTGGCGGAGACCCGCGTCGCGAAGCTGTTGGGCGCGTCCACCACCGCGCGCTTCATGGCGGCGGTGATCTCGGCGTCGGCGATCAGGGCCTCCCCCTCGGTGAGCTGGCCCGAGCCGTCGGTCTTCACCTCGGGGTCGCTGCCGATGTAGAGCGCCATCTGGGTGAGGGCGGCGGCGGCGGCGACGCAGATCAGGCGGATGCGCTGGATCTCGCCGAAGTCCGACGTGGCCGAGGCCATCGTGCGGCTGGTGAAGTAGTACTCGCCGCGGGGGCGGCCCAGCACTCGCTGCATGGTGCTGAAGCGGTAGGCGTCGAGGGCGGTGTAGACCGACCCGTCGTGGAGCACCGAGCTCGCGTCGCCGTCGGGCATGAGGCCCAGGATCGGGCCCGAGAGCACGCGACCGGGGTGCTCGTTGACGGGGATGCCGGCGAGCCGGGCCGACCGCAGCACCGCGCCGTTGCGGCGGAAGAAGCTGCCCGGGTAGGTCACGCTGGCGACGTAGCCGTGGCTCGCGTGAACGTCGCCGTAGCGGCCGAAGTCGTAGCCGGTGAAGCCCGGGGAGGCGCCGCCGAGGGCGGTGTACCAGGTCGCGGCGGACTCGCCGAGCGCCTGGTCACGCGCGCCCGACTGCGTGAAGGTGTACTCGCCCGCGGTCTGCCGCGCGACGCCCCAGGCCTTGAGGATCGCGGCGTGCGTGACGTCGATGGCGCCCGCCACGTGCACGAACTCGTAGTCGCCGGACACCGCGAGGAGGCCCGTCAGGGCCGCGTTGAGCGTGGTGGTGTCGAAGGCCGGGGCCGCCGTGTAGAGCTCGAAGGTGTCGCCCGCGACGAAGGTGCCCGCGCCGAAGGTGACCGTGACGCCCGTGTTGGGGATCACGTACACGCCGCCAATCGGGATGCCCACCGGCTGCGCGAACGAGCGCCCGCCGTCGAGGCTGAAGCGCACCGCGGCGGTCAGCGCCGCCAGCGAGGCCGCGGCGGTCATTACCTCGGCGATAATGTGCAGCTGGGCGAGCGGGGTGCCGGTGAACGCCGGGACGCTGGTGCCGGTGGCGTCGGCCGTGGTGGGGCAGTTGGCGCCCACCGCGCTGAAGGTGTCGGCGAGGACGAAGGAGCCGTCGGTGATGGTGAGCGAGAGCCCGTAGCCGATGACCGTGGGGCCCGCGACCGCAGTCTGCGGCGCGAGGTAGGACACCCCGCCGTCGAAGCTGATCGCGATCTTGGGCGACGCCGCGAGGTTGGCGCCCGCGGTGGTGACCTTGATGACGACGGCGACGCGCGCCGTGGCGGTGCCGGTGAGGGCGAAGACGGCCGTCGAGGTGTTGCCACCGCCCGCCGTAATGGTGCCCGAGGCGCCAGAGCCCGCGCCCGACTGGCAGAACCCGCCGAGGATCGCCGCGGTGACCGTCGCGGCGCGGCAGAGGATCACCGGGCCGCCCGAGAGCGACAGGATGATCGCGGCGTCCTCGACGGCGGGGCCGTAGCCCCCCGCCGCGGTGAGCTGCTCCTGCGTGTAGCAGGTTACGGGGGTGGCGGCGGTGGCGGCGGTGCCGGCGGAGCAGCAGCCGACGACGGCGACAGGCCGCCCGCCGGGACGCACAACCCCGAGGCCGCCGTCGAGGATGCTGAGGGTGTTCTGAAGGATGGTCACGTGGTCTCTCCGGGCTGCAGCACGCCGTCACCCGTGGGCGAGGCGGCGGTGGTGAACGAGGTGCTGGTGATGGTGGCCCGCAGCGGGGCGCGATCGAGGATGGCGAGGTCGAGGGTCACGGTCAGGTCGACCATCTCGCCGAGGTCGGTCTGAGAAGCGGCGTCGACCCACACCGCGGGCGCGAGCTGGTAGGAGCCCGGCCACTGCCGGTGGATGCAGGCGATGACGGACTCCCGCAGCAGCATCGCGGCGTCGAGGTCCACGCCCCAGCACCGCACCGAGAGGGTGAGCGCGCTGGTGTAGAGCGGTCGGCGCTTGCCCGGAAAGCTGCTCTTCTTGGCGCCTCCGAAGGCCTCGGGGCCCTTGGGCCACCAGCCCACCATCGGCGGCGCGCTGTGCTCGGCGACCGCGCGCCGCCCGAAGGCGGTCACGACGCCGGGGACGTCCACGGCGACGTCCGCCATGATGGCGGTGACCTGCGCCAGGAGCGTGGTGTTGGCGGTGGTACTCACAGGGTCGGGAGCGCCGCATCGGCCGCGGCGGAGAGGACGATCGACCAGCCCGGGGAGAGCTGTTCGTCGGGGTAGAAGGGCCGCCGCGGGAGGTTCGCCCCCGGTGCGCCGCTCTGGTGGAAGCGGCCGTAGGGCGCGATGCGGTCGACCGCGCTCATGACGAAGCCGCTGCGGTCGACCACGTAGAACGGCGCGGCGGCGGCGAGGCGACCGCGACGCACGAGCACCGGGCCGCCGGGTCGCGGGCGCTTGAGCGGCGCCCAGCGCGAGCCGTCGGGCGCCTTGGACTGCACGAAGCCCTGACGCACGAGCCCCTGGCCGGCCTGCGCCAGGGACACCGCGACGTCGTGGGCGGCCTGGCCCGAGGCCCACTCCTCGAGGGCCGCGAGCAGGCGCGCGGGGTCATCCCCCGAGCGGGAGAGGCTCACCAGCCCCGCGGCTCGTCGGAGGTGATCCCGAGGTCACCCGCGAGCACCACCGCGAAGGTCTCCGCGATGGTCTCGGTGATGTCCAGGTGCGCGACTCCGTTGGAGACGTCGCGCAGCCAGCGCACCGCGGCGTCGCGGTTGAGTTGTACGGCCTCGTCGGAGCGGGAGCCCGATGGGTCGAAGCCGCGCGTGGAGAGCAGCTCGTGCGCGGCGATGCGCGCGACGGCCTGCTTGTAGCCGGGGTCCGTGATGGCCCCCGCGCTGGGGTAGCGGGCGCGCAGGTAGCTGCGTGCGGTCGACGTGGCCGACTCGCACGCGGCGTCCTGGTCGCCCGTCGAGATGCCGGTGAGCGCCGCCGACCTCAGCCCCAGCGAGGCGAGCTCGGCGCGGGTGATGTCGGCGGCCATCAGATCACGCCGTGCAGCGGAAGATCTTCTTCGGGTTGCCCGCCGCGGCGACGTACCGGGCGCGGGCGCCCCACTGGTACTCGTCGCGGGTGAACACCTGCGGGTCGGTCAGGCTGAAGAGGCTGGTGATCTCCACCGCCTCGCGCTCCTGCATGATGAGCCCGCGGTCCTCGGCGTCGCTCACGTCGGCCATGTACCAGGTGGTGTCCGAACCGCTGGTGAAGCTCGCCGCGAGCTGCGGCACCACGATCACGTCGTACTGTCCCTTGAAGACGTTCGACTCGTTGGCGTTGCCGCTGAAGACGATCTCGTCGGCCTCGGCGATCTTGCGCGCCGTCAGCTCGAGCGCCGGGGGCACGATGATCAGGCGCGGGTTCTCGTTGATCGGGTCGCCGTCGGGGCCCTTGAGCTCCATCATCGACGCACGAACCGCCGCGGCGTTGTTCGCCGTGAGGGCCGTGGTGCCGATGTCGTTGTCGAAGGTGCCCGCGCCGGCGTCCTTGGGGTTCACCGGGTGCGAGCCATTGAACAGCGCCACGCCGTCGAGGCACGTGGCGTTGCTCTTGAGCACGGTGAACACGAGCTTGTCCTTGTGACGCAAGAACTTCCCGCCGCCCGAGCGGACGCGGGACATGAGCATCCCGACGGCGCCCGACTGGTCATCGTCCAGGGCGTCGCGCTGCACCGAGTAGGTGAGCTCCCACTTCTGGTTGGTCACCGAGGCGCCCTCCAGCACCAGCGGGTTGATGACGCGCTCGCCGACCCACTCGCGCACGGCCGCGGCGTCGATCATCGAGGGGTAGATGTTCTTCGCGCTGCCCGAGGGCTGCACGGTGGCGACGCCCGGGTACCGCGGCGTGTACGCGGTGGAGCCGTAGGCGTCCATGAAAGCGGTGCGAACGGTGACGTCGAGGGCCCGGAGCGAGTCCGGCTTGATCAGGATGGCCATGGTGGTCTTTCGGGGGTGCGGGTGGGGTCAGCGGCCGATCAGGCCAGCGTGCCGGGCAGCGCGCCCGAGGGGTGGAGGTCGATCAACGCGAGGTCGTCGTCGCCCGTGGACTCTTCGAGGGTCATGCCCATGCAGAAGCTGCCGGTGATGGCCGCGGTCGCGCTGGCGCCCGAGGCGTCGCACTTCGCGGTGACCGCGGCCTTGGCCTTGCCGCTGGTGGCGGTGACGGCGACGAGGATGTTCTCGGCGACGGCCGCGGAGAACACCACCCGGCAGAGACCGCGGCGGCGCACGATGGCGACCGCACCCGAGGCCGGGGCGTTCAGCAGCACACCGAAGGCGATCATGCCCGCGGTCGCGGCGAGCACCGCGGCGCCCGAGCTGTTGAGGTTCACGAAGCGGTTCTGGCCGGTCGAGCTGAGGTCCGCGCCCGCGAGCACCAGGTGGTCGCAGTTGCCGTTGTGGTCGCGGGACTGCGAGCCGACCTCGACCAGCACCCCGCCGTCGGCGTCGATGCCGGCGACGATGCCCGCCACGGGGCGCGCGCCGATCGGGTTCGTGCGCGCGACGGTGGTGTCGTCCACCACGTAGCAGGGGCGGCCCACGTCGGCCGCGGAGAGCGCGTCGGTGGTGCCGCTGTTGGTGAACGGGAAGCACCCGCGGCGGGGCACGAGCGACAGGGCCGAGGCCGCGCCGGAGGTGTTGTCCTTCTCCTCCTCGGCGACGCCGACGACGAAGAGGCTGTTGTCGGCCGAGGCCGGAACGAGGGTGCCCGCCTGGTTGAGCGCGACGAGGGCGCCCTGGTAGACGCGCGCCGCCGCGGCGAGGCCGCAGGCGAGACGGAGGGGGTTCTGGACGTTGTCGCCCACGCGCTTGCGCGGGAAGTTGGCTGCGAGAGCGGTCATGGTGATCTCCGGGTCAGGGGTGGGGTGGGCCTGGGGCCCGGGTCAGCGGGTGGCGCGCGCGGCGTCGGCGCGCTTGGTGGCGAGGAAGGACGCCTCGGAGACGCCGGCCGCCTTGGCGAAGGCCTTGTCGTCGTCGGTGAGCGTGATGCTCTCCGGGTCGGTGCCCTTCGGGTCGATGCCCGCGCCGCGGGGGGCGACGGCCGACGGGGCGCTCGGGAGCTTGGAGAGCACCCGGTCCAGGGCCTCGGGCGAGAGCGGCGCGAGGTCGCCCATGTACTCCGCGTCGGCCTGCATCGCCGGGGTGAGGGCCCCGCGCTGGAGGTGCTTGTCGAGGACGGTGGCGCGGGCGCTCGCGGCCTGCGCGGCGTCGCGCTCGGCCAGCTGCTGCTGCGCGGCGGCGAGGTTGGCGGCGAGAGCGTCGACCTGCCCGGCGCGCTGGCGCAGGGTGGCGACGGCGGCGAGGGCCTCCTCGTCGGTGGTGGCGCCGAGCTGCGACCGCAGGCTGGCGAAGGCTTCGAGGCTCTTGAGGGCGTTGGCTTCCATGGTCTTCTTCCTGGTGGTGTCTGCGGCCATGGAGGCCGCGGCGGTGATGGCGTCGGCGAGCGTCCCGACCTGATCGGCGACGCCCTTCGCGACGGCGTCGGCGCCGTAGACGCTGGCGCCCTGCAGAGCGAGCGGGTCGCCCATCATCGGGCGGCGCTCGCTCACCCACGTGGCGAACATCCCGGCGAGCTCGGTGATGCGGGCGCGCACGCGGGCCACGCTGGCGTCGGTGAGGGCCACGTCGGGGTGCGGGTCGGCCTTCAGGTTGCCCGAGCGCACCACCTTCACGTTGAGCCCGTCGGCGGCGGTCTGCGCGGTGCGGTCGTAGACCGTCGCGATGGTGCCGATGCTGCCCACCACGCCGTCCGCGGTGAGGTGGATCGCGTCGGCGGCGCAGGCGAGGGCGTAGGCCGCAGAGCAGGCCATCGTGCCGGCGTGCGCGACGCAGGGCTTGCCGCTCTGCTGCACCAGGGAGCGCAGCTGGCGGGCCGCGTCGAGGTTGCCCGCGGCCATGCCGCCGGGGCTGTCGAGGGCGAGCACCAGGGCGCGCGCCTTGGGGTCGGCGAGGGCCATCGCGGCGCGGGCCACGATCATGTCGTAGCCGTCGCACCAGTAGTCCGCGCGGGTGTCGAGGGGGCCGTCGATGCCCACCACGGCCACGTCGCCGTGCATGACGTAGGGCTTGGGGCGCATCTCCTCGGCGTAGAAGTCGCCGAAGGCGGTGGGCGCGTACTCCCGCGCGAGGGCGGTCTCCTCGATGGAGAGCGGCTCGAACGGCGTGCCGAAGGTGCGGGTGGGGGGTGCGGTCATGGTGCTGCCTTGGCGGCGCGGAGGGTCATGCCGGCCTTCGCGGCGTGGGCGGATTCGTCGACGTCCAGGCCGAGCGCCTTCCAGTCGGCGACGGCCTTGGCCTCGGCGCTCTGGGCCTCGGCGGCGGCTTTGCGGTCCCCCTCGGGCTCGGCGTCGATGCGAACCCGGGTGAGGGGCTCGCCGAGGTAGCGGGCGCGGGGCCCGGCCACCTGACGGGTGAAGGCGTCGGAGAGGCCGCGGGCCTGGGCCTCGACCACGGCGCGGGTGACGCCCTCGCCGGTGGAGCTCGAGGCGTTGGTGCCAACCTTGTTGTTCTGGCTGGTGAGGTCCTGGCCCAGGATGGCGAGGCGGATCGCGCCGCCCCCGGTGGTCTTGAGCCACTCGAAGATGCGGTAGGCGTCGGCCTTGGCCTCGACCAGCTCGAAGTCGTAGGAGGACTCAGGCGTGGCGCCCTGCGGCGCGGGAATGGCGGCGGCGCGGCCGATGTTGCGGAAGGAGCGGAGGAAGCCCTTGCCCTCGACGCTCTCGCGGGCCCCCGTGGGGACCTTCACCTTCCAGATGCCCTGGCCGGTGGTCTCCGACCGACGGCGCGCATCCGAGGCCGCGAAGCTGTTGGAGAGGTACCACTCGGCCGCGGGGCGGATGGCGCCCCAGAGCCAGGGCGCGCGCTCCGAGCGGGAAGCGACGAGCACCCACTGGCCGTCGCCGGGGGTGATCATCAGCCGGCCGAAAGTCGTCTGCACGAACCAGCGCGCCAGCGTCCGGTCGTACTCGACCGCGTGGGCGGGCCAGGGCTCGACGGTCTGCCGCAGGCGCCGGGTCTCGGGGTCGAAGCGCCACGGGGTCTGCGCGAGCGCCCACCCCATCATGCACTCGTCGAGCGCGAGGTCGGCCTGCGCGCCCGGGGAGCAGAGCCGCGACCAGTCGGCGGCGAGCTCGTCGCGGGCCTTCTTCGCGGCGTCGGTGTCGTCGGCCGCGTCGAAGCACACCGGGTGCGCGCCGAGGGCTGTCAAGCGCTGCTGCAGGGCGCCGTAGACGTCGGCGTCGCGGCGCAGGAGGTCAGCGAGCAGGCCCGAGCGCAGGAAGCGCCCGCGGTCGTGCTCGTCCAGCATCGCCCGCAGGGCCGCCACCGTGGTGGTGGTGAGCGGCTCCTGGTCGGACGGGGTCGCGGGGAGCGCGCCCGTGCCGGGGGTGGGCTCGCCCTCGACCTCGCCCAGGAGCTGCTGCGCGGTGTAGTGGGTGAGGGGATCGATCATTCGCGGCGGGAGCTGAAGAGGGAGCTAGCGTCGGCGTCCTCGTCCTCGTCCGACGACGGGGGCGGGCGCCAGATGCCGCTCGACTCGCGACGGAGGGCGCTCTGCTGGAAGTCAGCGAAGAGCGCGGCGCAGTCGGAGGTCGCGACGCGACCGGAGAGGTAGTTGATGGCGTCGGCGCCGGCGTCCACCTGGTCATCCGGGACGCCCTTCATCGGGAAGTCCTGGTGCTCGCCGACGAAGGGTTCGTTCCAGGGGCCACGCACGAGCGCGACCTGGGCGTGCTCGACCTGCGAGGAGTGTCCGCTTGCGCGGACTACCTTCGACCCGGTGGGGCGGTGCGTGCGGAGGGTGTAGCCGGCGAGGAGCCGGGCGTAGGCGTCGCGCTGGTCAACGCCTGCCTGCCCCGGGTCCTGGGGGATCAGGATGGTGACCTCGGGGCCGTCGGCCTTCGCCGCCGCCAGCACCTTGGCGCGCACCTCGGCGGGCGTGCCGCGGAAGCGCACCACGTCCATGATCACCCAGGGCTGAAGGGCCGTCGGGACGTGGGCAGTGAGGACGCCCACGGTCCAGTCCCCGTCGGCGGTTGCCGCAAGGTCCCAGGCGCGGACGGCTTTGCGCCACGCGCTCGAGGGCGGGGCGACGTCGAGGAAGCGCCACCAGGGGCGCTGGAAGTAGAGGCCCTTGCCGGGCTTGATGAGCCAGTCCCCGAGCTTCTTCTGGGCCCGGGTGACGCGGTCGAGGATGTCGAGCTGCGCGAGGTACTCCGCGCCGACGTCGGGGTTGTCCGTCGCCAGCGCGCGAACGAAGGTGCGGGGCAGCGCGCCGGGGGTGCCCTTCGGCACCACGCGGCCGTCGCCGTCGGGGTCGGCCTCGTCGCGGGCGAAGTAGAGCACCTCGCCGAAGTCGGCTCGGTAGCCGTCGTACTCGGGCCGGGTGTCGAGCCAAGGAGCGAAGCGGGCGAACACCCAGGCATGACCGACGCCGCCGGGGTTGGTGGCCCACCGCAGGCGCGACCGCAGCCCCTTCGAGGACCGCAGCCGCGAGGCCATGAAGATGTACTGCTCGCGGTGGAAGCTGGTGAGCTCGTCGAAGCCCACGAACTGGAACTCCGCCGAGTCGAAGCGCTTGTAGTCGGTCAGCTCCGCCATGTGGCTGAAGCCGACCTGCGCGCCCCCGGGGAACGTCCAGACGTGGTCGGTCTTGTGCTCGACGCCGCCGAGGTGCGGGTAGAAGTCGCGGGCCCGGTCGATCAGGCTCTTCTTGAGCTCGTCGAAGGTGCGGCGGAAGAGGATCGCGCGGTAGCTCGAGTGCTCGATGCCGTAGAGCGCATCGACCAGGAGCGCTTCGGACTTGCCGCCGCCGGCCGCACCGCCGTACCCGCCCTCGAAGCCGCCGTAGGTAAGGAACTGCTCCTGCGGCGCGCTATTCGGGCGCCACGTCCGCTGCGGTTCCTGTGCTGTCATTGAGCTTCGCGGGGACGTAGAAGGCCATCCGCTGCCCGCCGCTGGTCACGTCCAGGGCCATGGGCGCCGCGACCCCACCGAGCTTCGCAAAGGAGTCCACCACGGCGCTGAGGGCGCGCACGCCCGCGGCGATCTTCGAGGTGTCTTCCTCGCCGGCGACAGCCTCGGCGAGCCGCTTCGACGCCTTCACCAGCCGGGCCTTCATCGGGCCGACCTCGTCGCGCATCTCGTCGCGAAGGGCCTGGACGATGAGGGCGTCGCCTCGCTCGGAGAGCGCCGCCTCGAGGCGGATCACCGTCATGTGCGAGCACTTTACGCCGTGGGCGGCGAGCAGGTGCGCGGCGACGTCGCGCGAGGTCCAGGTGACGCCGGTGGCGGGGTTCTGCTCCGACCGCAGCCGCTGCACTTCAGCGTGGAGAGCGGCAGGGATGGCGCGGGAGAGGACCATGGGTCACGCAGCGAGCTGGTGCACGTCGGCCACGTCCAGCGCGTAGAGCGTGGCGACGTCGGCGGCGAGCACCTGGAGGGAGGCGGGCCCGCGCCCGATGGAGACGCGGCGCACGCGGGGGGCGAACGGGGCGGTCTCCCAGGCGGCGAGCACCATGCGGGCGCGACGCACCTGGAGGCAGCGGAGCCGCGCGAAGGCGGCGACGGTGAGCCAGGTGTGGGTCACGCGGTGGAGGTGACGGGCCGCGCGCTTGCTGGGTCGACAGGCGCCGGGCGCACGTCGACCGTTGGTAGCGGGGTCCCGATTGCCGCATTGGACGCCGAGACGGGGGGAGGTGTCAAGAGCCCCCTCACCCGCGCCAGCGCTTCGCCCGTCGCCGTCGAGGCGCGCTCGGTCTGCCGCGCCACGATCCCCGCGACATCTGCCCACTGCGCCGACCGCAGCGCCTCGGGGTCGACCACAGGCGTCTCCCGCCACCACTCGGCCATCGCGGCGAGCACCAGCTTGCGGCCGTAGACCACCACGCCCGCCAGACGCTCCCGGGCCGGGAGCGCTGCCCACCGGGTCCGCACGTCGGCCGGGGCGCGCGCCTCGGCGCAGAGGGCGTAGAGCCCCCGCAGGCCCTGGCAGAGCGTGCCCGCGCGCTGCAGCCACCCGAGCGTCGTGTCGGGGTCGAGACGCGGCGCCCGGGACTCCGGGGCCTGGGCCTGGAAGGCGCCGGGCAAGATCGCGGGCACCTCCACCGAGGTCTGCACCCGCAACGCCGGCGTCCAGTTGCTCCCGAGCGCCGTCGGCGCCTGGCCGTCCGCTGCCCACCCGAGGGGGCCGCCCTTGTCGGGGCGCAACTCGGTGAGCAGCCGGCGCACCTTCACGAGTTCGGCGTCCTCGACGCGCGTCAGGCGGGCGACGGGGGGCACCGCCGAGGGCCGGAGCGCCGCCTCGTCGGCCACGTCGACCCGGGCATCGGGGAGCGCGCCCGACCAGCGGTAGTGCTCGCCGCAGCGGCACCGCTCGTCCGCGCGGGAGGAGAGCACCAGGGTAATGGTCGCGTCGCAACAGGTGCTCACTCGCTCGCCCCTTCCTTCGCCCGCGCCACCGCGGCCAGCGCTTCGTCCACCGACCGCACCACCGTGGCGAAGCCCCCGTTGGCCCTCAGCAGCGCCCGGAACTGCTCCTGGAGGGCCGCCCGCGCGGGCTTCGTGCGCGCCCCGGGGGCCTTGAGCTCGAGCGCGACCCACCGGCCGTCGACGCAGCACAGCAGGTCGCTGCCGCCGGGGCCGCCCACGCCGTAGGCCACGTGGTCGGGCGTCTGGCGGTGTTCGTTCCAGAACTCCGCGGCGCCCACATTGTTGCGGAACGCGAGCACACCCGCGCCCGAGAGCGCGAGCCGCACCTGTACCTGCAGAGCCGACTCCTTCACGCCACCCTCCTCGTCTCGCGCATCCGCGACGGCCAGAACCCAAAGCGCTGCTTGAACAGCACCGGCACCGCGTTGGGCTTCCAGCGCCGCTCGCGCGCCAGCTGCGACAGCCGATCGAACTCCGCCTGCAGCTCGGCCCGCGGGACGGTGCTGGTGATGAACGACACCGGCGCCGGCTTCACCTCGCGCTCGGGCTGGGGCGGCGGGACGTGGCCCGCGGGACAGGCGCGCGGGTGCTCGGCGACGAGGTAGACCGCGCCGCACTCGGGGCACTGCCGGATGGCGTCGGCGCTGCCCTTCGCCGGCGCCCGCAGCCCGTCGAGGGTCCAGTCGCGTTCGCTGTCCGGCATCCCGTGCTGGTGGACGGCGCCGCAGAGGTCGACCAGCAAGCACCGCTTTGACGGGTCCGCGCCGTACCGCCGCCCTCGCCCGATGGTCTGCAACAGCGTCCCGGGCGAGTCGCAGCCCCGCGCCAGGAGGATGACCTCGGCGCGCGCGCAGTCCCAGCCCTCGGTGAGCACGGCCACGTTGCTGACCACGTCCAGGCGCCCTTCGGCGAAGTCCTCAAGGATGGCGTCGCGGCGCCGGCGCGAGGTGTCCCCGTCGACATGGGCGGCGGCCACGCCCTGCTCGGCGAGGGCGGCGACGAGGGCCCGGCTCTCGGCGATGGTGGCGCAGAAGGCCACCGTGGGGCGCCCGCCCGCGTGCTGCTGCCACGCCTCGAAGGGCGCCATGGAGAGCGCCGACTGCCGCCGGGCGGGGCCGACGACGTCCACCGGGGCGAGCACCCCGAGGGCGACGAGCTCGGCGATGGTGCTGCCCACGACGAGCTCGTCGAAGGCGTCGCGCAGGCCCTGGCCGTCGCTGCGCACCGGGGTGGCGCTCAACCCCAGGTGATAGGCGGCGGGGTACTGCGCGGCGATCGTCCGCCAGGTGTCCGCGGCCACGTGATGGGCCTCGTCCCAGATCAGCAGGTCGGCGGGCGGCGCGAGCTCGCGGGCGGCGATCGTCTGCACCGAGGCGACCTGCACCGGGGCATCGGTCGCCCGCTCGCCGGCCATCACCACGCCGCAGGGGATGCCCGCAGCCTGGAGGCGACAGGCGGTGTCCCGCACGATCTCCCGGCGGTGCACCAAGAAGAGCACCTGGCGGCCCTTGCGGTGCGCCCGGGCGATGAGCTCGGCGGCGGTGTGGGTCTTCCCGGCGCCCGTGGGGAGCACTAGGAGGACGCGGCGCACTCGCCCGAAGGCGTCGCGCACGGCCTCGACGGCGCGCAGCTGGTAGGCGCGGAGGGCGCTCACTCCGCCACCGCCTTCGCCAGCGCGGCCGACGTGTCGACCACACCACCGCGGGCCACGAGCAGCGCGCCCATGGCCGCAGCGCGGGCGGCAATGGTCGGGTGCTTCGACGCATACGCCCCATCGGCCCGAGCCAGCCGGCCGCAGGCGGCGACGTGTTCCAGCGCCGCGGCCTCGATCGCGCGCAGCCGGGTGTACGTCGCCAGCGGGAGCACGGCGCGCGGCTGGTCCTCGCCGTCCAGGTGGTGCGTGACGCCGTCGTCGATCACCGGGCACCTCGGCGCGAACCCGCGACCATCCGAGCGGCCACGTCCAGGGGGAGGCGCCGGTGACGCAGCACGTCGCGCACGGCGTTGCGGCAGAGCTCGCAGAGGGGGGCCAGCGGGGCGGGCGTCGTCGGGCGAACCCCGGCGGCGAACCGGTCACAGCGCCGGGCGGCGCACGGCGTGAGCGGCGCCCTCACAACGCCCCCGCAGTCGCGCCAGGAGCCTCAGCAGCGCCCGCAAGCACCAGGGGACGAGCAATGGGGCGACGAGGGGGAACGCCGCGGCACGCCCTGGAAGCAACGTGTTCCGACCTCGCCCCGATGTTCCGACCTGCCCCGGCGAGGTCGGAACACTCCAGCGCCCTGCAAAACAGGCAGTGTTCCGACTGTTCCGACCGTTCCGACCTCCAAGAACTCAGAGAGGCAGCAGCGGCAACGGCACAGCGCAGGAGGCTCTGCGCCCTCACGTATGTGCGCGCGAAAGGTCGGAACGGTCGGAACTCCCCTGCGTTTCCCGCCGAAACCGGTCGGAACACAGGTCGGAACAAGGTCGGAACGGTCGGAACACCGTTAGAAGGTCGGAACAAAATCCGCCTCCATCCCCGAGGATGTCGCCTCGTTCATATCCAAAGCGCCGGCGAGAGTCCAGACGTGGACCAACTTGAGGGGGTTGCCCTCCGGGTCGCGGTAAAGGTCGGCGGCCTGGCGCGGCACCCGCTGTCGCTCGTTGGCGTATCCGAGCGCCGCCATCACCCGGCCGAGGCGCATGGCGACGGCGCGGTCCATGTCCCGGGGCTCGAGCCCGAGCGCCTTGCGGAGGATCACCTGCGAGGTGAGCAGCCGCTGCCCGGTCTCGATCTGGTGGCCCGCCCAGCGGTCCTCCAGCCAGCTATCGACCACCTCCTCCCAGGCGTCTCGGGCCCGGTACTGCTCGGCGGCGATCTCCCGGGCCCTGTCCTCCTCGGGGAGCAGGTAGTGAATCTCTCCCGAGCGGTAGGCGGCGACGGCCTCTGCCCAGAGCTGGTCTCGGAGCGAGGTGACCAGGTCGGCGTCAATGGTCTGCCGCACCCTTACGACCCAGAAACGGCGCGAGCCGGTGGGATCGGACAGGAACTCCCCCTCGTTGGTGCTGCCCACGATGACGCACGACCGGGGGTAGGTCGCGGTCGTCTTCCCGTAGGGCGGGCGGAAGGTGTCCGCGCGGCGGGAGACGAAGGCCTTGACCTCGCCGGCGTGGCGCTGGCTCGTGACGCGGTCGATCTCGCCCCACTCGGTGATCCAGTTGAGGTGGATCTGGCCGTAGGCGTCCTTGTCGCCGATCTTGATCTCGGTGTCGCCGAACCATGCCCCGGCGAGAGCCCGGAAAAAGCTCGATTTCTTCCGGCCCTGGTCGCCGACCAGCACCAGCGCCGTGTCGACCTGGCACCCGGGGTTGAGCGCGCGAGCGACCGCGCCGATGAACCACCTGCGCACCATGGTGGTGACGAGCTCGTCGGACTCCGCGTGGAGCAGCTCGGTGGCGACGAGGTCGAGGCGCGGAACGCCGTCCCAGACCAGCCCAGCAAGGTAGTCCTGCACCGGGTGGTAGGCCTGCTCCTCGGCGAGCGCGCGGACGGCCTGCATGACCGTCGCCTCGGAGGGGCTGAAGCCGCCCCACGGGGCATCCTCGATCTTCTCCCTGAAGGTTCCGATGCGCCCTTCGGGGAGGTGCGCGCCCTCGAACTCGATGCCCTGCGACATGAGGTTGAGCCGGAAGCGGCCGGCGAAGAGCGGGGCCGATCGGACGATCTTCATCGCGTTGCCGAAGGTGTTGGCCGTGCGGCGCCCCGACCGGACCAGGGTCGACTCCCAGGCATCGAGCTCGCGGGTGGTGGCCGGCGTCGGGCGCACGGTGGTCGCGAGCTTCGCGGCCACGATCGGGTCGCGCGCGGCGTCGGCGAGCCAGCCGGGCAGCTCGGCGAGCGCGTGACCCGAGGGATGCCCGTCGCGAGCCCACACGGCCCAGACGTCCCGGTACCCGCTGCGCGGCGGGAGCGCCTGCTGCCCGCTGGCCACGACCGACACCCCGCCGGCCGCGCCGTGGAGGTTCTCGGCGCTGGGCATCCGCAGCACGGGCGCTCGGAACAGCCGGACCTTGCGGCGCTCGCCGCCGGGCGGCCGGTGGTCGACGGTGGGGGTCGCGGGGAGCGAGCCGTGCGCGCCGCAGATGCGCGCGAGAGCGGCCTCGCCGTCGGGGCCCACGGTGACCACCGCCACGACGTCGGCGCCGAGGACCGCGACGAGGCCTCCGTCCTCGGTGCCCACCGACTCCAGGGGCCAGCCCTTGGCGACGAGGGTCGCCCGGACGAGCTCTTCGTCCATCCCTGCGAAGGCGTCCCGGGGCGCCCGGGGCGTCGTGGCCTTGGTGTTCATCACGCGACCTTCCGAGTGGCGAGTAGCGGGGCGACGTTGGCGGCGGCCGCCGCGGCGTCCTCGGCCTGGCGCTCGAGGAGGGCGCGGTACACGGCGACAAGGGTCTGCACATCGCCGAGGGCGCGGTGCGCGGTGCCGCCGGGGCAGCGGAACAGGTCGCGCAGGTCCTGCAGCTTGTGGCTGCGGTCGGGGAGCACCTTGCGGGCGCGGGCGCGGCTGTCCTCCCAGGCCCATTCGGGCGCCGGGTAGCGGGTGCGGGCGAGCTCGCTGGCGATCATCCCGCGGTCGAAGGCCGCCGCGTGGGCAACGACAGTGGCGCCGTTGGGGATCTTGGCGGCGACCCGGGGCCACACGTCGACGAAGAGCGGCCGGCCCCGCACCATGGCGGTGGTGATGCCGTTGACGCGGGTGGCGGCGGAGGGCATCGAGCACGTGGGGTCGATGAGCTGCGCGGCCTCCCAGAGCACCGTCCAGGTGCGCCGGTCGACCGCAGCGACGGCGACCTCGACCACCCGGTCGACCGAGCGCGAGAGCCCGGTGGTCTCGGTGTCGAGGAAGTAGAGGAGGTCAGGCTGCGACTGGTGCGCGAGCATCTCCTCCCGGGTGGCCAGCGGGAGCGTCGGGTGCGGCGCCCAGGCGTCCTTGGAGAGGCTCACTGCGTGGACCTCGGGCGCCCCGGGGCCATCCCTATGCGCAGCCGGGCCGCGGCCTCCTCGGGCGTGCGCCCTGCGGCGATCCGCACGGTGGCGATGTGCCGGTGACGGTCGCAGAAGGGCGCGAGCGCGGGCCGTGTGTTGCGGCGCACACCGGCCGCGGCGAGGGTGCAGCCGTGGGCGGTGCACATCGAGGCGACGGGGGCGTCCAGCCGGGCCAGGGCCTCGGGGCCCATCACGTCGTCGGGGATCTCCTCGACGGCCGGAGGAGGCGCCCAGGGCCAGCACGCGACGTTGCCGGTGCAGTCGATCTCGCAGGGCCCGTAGGGCGATCGGACGATGTCCAGCATGGCCTAGGCCTCCTCGACGGCGCGCAGGCCGCGGACGTGGGCGGTGGTCGGGAGGGCGTCGTCGACGTCGTCGGCGAGGTCGTAGCGGTGCGCCGGGGAGGGCGCGTCGTCGCCGAGGAAGGCGCGGGTAGCGCGGGCACGGTCGACGTCGTTGCGATGCGCCTGGACCGTGCGGCGCGCGGCCTGGGTGGCGTTGCCGAGCACGGAGGCGGCGGTGTGGCGGGACCTCACCGGGCACCCCGCGGCGTCACCACGTGCAGCTCGCATCGCACGCATCCCTCGGCGGGGTAGGGCGTCGCGGCGTGGCCGTGAAGGCGCAGGATGCGGGCGCGGCGCCGGGTCTCCCGGAGGTTGTGCTGCGCGAGCCAGAAGGGCTGCGGCTCCATCACGCCACCGCCCGCGTGAGCTCGTCGACCAGGGCGACCAGCGACTCGGCACCGCCGACCCGCGCACACGCTGCGGCCACCCGCTCGGCCTGGTCGATGCCGCCGAGGAGGTCGATGGCCGCGCGCTGGCGGCGCACGACCGCGAGCAGGTCGGAGACCGGGGCGTCGGCGGCGCGGTCCTTCGGGGCGCGGGCGACCGGGGCGGGCTTCGAGGGCCGGGGCTTCGATGCGGGAGCCTTCGAGGCGCGCGGCTCGGGCTCGCGTCCGATGGAGGCCAGCGTCTTCGTGCGCGCCTCGTCGGGGGTCAGCTTCTGCTGGTAGCGCCGGTTGCTCGCGGCGACGCGGTGCACCTTGCAGAGGTCGGCGAACTGCGGCGTGCTGGGCCTCCCGCTGGCGCTCGGGTTCGTCGGCGCCGAGGGCTCCCCGCACGGGCAGCGGCCGGTGGTCGTGGTCGTCATCGCGGGGGTCTCCGGGGCGGGCACGGCGGTGGGCTTGCGGGTCACCACGACGACGGGCGCGGGGGCTTCGTCGCAGGGGGTGGGGAGCGGGGTCGGCTCGACGGCCGGGCGGCGCGGGTCGAGGGCGCGCATGGAGGCGCTGCTGCTCTCGAGGAGGCGCTTGCCGTCACCACCCGCGGGGCCGACGAAGGCGGGCGTCGGGGCGCTGCCCGTCGCAGCCCGGTGGGCGTCGGCGATGGCGGACGCGAGGGCCTTCGCCTTGCGGCTGTCGCAGCTCGGCTTGGGCTCCAGCACCAGGCCGTCCTTGGCGATGACAGCGTGGGTCGAGAGCCGCCACGCGCGGCGGCAGACGCCCTTGTCGGGGTGCCCGCCGGAGAGCAGCTCGGGGCGGCGCCCGTCGAGATGCCAGACCTCGTAGGTGGGCTCGCTCACAGCGCCTCCTCGCGGGCGCCGGCAACGCGGGCCTCCCGGTGCTCCCGGCGGAGGCGCGAGATCACCGCGCCGAGGGTCATGCGCTCGCCCGTGGACGGGTCCACGCAGTCGAGCGAGCCGCCCTGGCCGGGGGGCGGGCGGCGGTAGCCGTGGAGCTCGGCGAGGTCGCGCTCGAGGTCGCGGATCTGCCCGAGGCGTGAGCCGGTCTCCTCCTGGAGGTCGTGGCGCATCAGCTCGCCCTTTCGACGATGAGACCCACCGCACCGCGGTGCCGGCGCCCGCCCTCGCAGGCGTAGAGCAGCCGAGCGGCGTCACGCACGCGGTAGGTCACCGGGCCCGAGGCGTCGGCGGTCTCGATGCGGGCAACCTGGCGCGAGGAGCGGTGCACCCACACGCGGCCCACCGTTGCGTAGCGGTCGAGGGTGCCCGCGCGATCGGCGCAGAGCAGCACCACATCGCCGCGGCGGAGAGTGACGGGGACCGTGCGGTCGGGCCAGCGGGTGACCATGGATCAGCCCTCCCCGTTGGCGAGAGCGCTGGACGCCACCACCAGGATGGCGACCGCGAGCACGTCGATCACGACGACGGGCGCAGCACCCGGCGCGAAGAGGTTGGCGACGAGGACCGCCGCGACGAGCTGCAGCAGGAGGGCGCGCATCACGCCCCCTGCGAGGGGCGCACGATTTCGGTGGAGGTCTCGTCGGCCTCGTCCCGTAGGGTGGGGTTGACGTCGTCGCAGGCGCGGGCAATGGCCTCGCGCACCACGGCGGCGTCGGGCGTGGGACCCTCGCCGTTCGTGACCCACGACCGGGCTACCGCTGCGCCGTCCGCGATCTTATGCAGCGTGGACAGGTGGGGGTCGACGATCCGACCCGTGAGGGCGTGCGCGTGGCCCGCAGGAAGGCCGGCCGCCTTGTCAAGCCGCCGCAGGGAGCCTGCGCACTTCCCCAGGTATTCGATGCGTTCGGAGACAGAGGAGGTATCCATGTCGTTCAGCGTAGACGCGACTACTGGCGTTGTCAACAACCGCGCACGAGACCCCATCGACGCCGGTAGACGGCGGGGCGATCGTTCGCAGGTGAGCGACACCGCCGAACGCATCCGCCGGCTGATCGAGACCCGTGGGATGTCGGCCCGCTCGCTCTCCGAGGCGGCGGGGCTTTCTCACTCCACGGTGTCGTCGCTGCTCGCGAAGCTGGACGCGAACCCTGACGCCCGCGTCGAGGCCCGCACGCTCGACAAGGTAGCGGCCGCGCTCGAGGTCGACGCGACCTGGCTACGCACCGGGCGCGGCGAGATGGACGGCGGGGCATCGCCGCAGGCCCCGGATATCCAGTCGGATATGAGGTCGGGCGTCGCCCGCTTCCTCAATCTCGCGAACTGGCCCGCGCTCCTGCGCGCCGCGAAGTCCATTGAGCCGTCGCTGCCCGAGTGGGTGTGGCAGCGGCTCGCGAACGCCGCGCCGGTACTGACAGCCCCGCCGACGCCTTCGTCCGTCGCGGAGTTGGCGCGCTACATCCTCCGGCACGAGACACCGCCCGTGACATAGGACGTCCGCGCCGGGATTCTGCCCTAGCCACCCCGCGGGCGGCGCGTACCGTCGAGGCTGATGAGCGCGTGCGTGGTTGCCGTCGAGGCGGCATCCGAGACCAGGGGCGGCACACGGAACGTCTCGCCGGGCGTGATTGAGTCCATGGCAGAGCAGGCGTGGGAGGCCCGCGACGGCGACGGAGCGGAGGGACTCGCCCGCGGCCAGAAGGCCTCGGTGACGCTCGACCCTGAGCTGCCCCACGGGGTCGACGGCCTCGTCACGTCGCAGGGCATCTATGTCCGCCCGCGGGGTGACCCGGCCTATGTGCTGATCCTGATCCTGCACGAGCTCGCGCACTGGATGCTCGCGAAGGCCGGGCTTCCCGACGCCCACGGGGACGTGTGGACGCTCGCGCTGGCCCTCGCCGCGCCGGAGTCCCTCCTGCGACGGCTGCGGGCTGCGGGCGACCTCACGGCCGTGCGGCTTGCGGCCGAGACCGGGATGCCCTGGTGGGCCGCGGCGCTACGCATCGATATGACGGCCGTCATAGCCTAGCGTCGCTCCGCGTAGGCGTGTCTACGCCAGTTGTTGACAACGCCAATAGACGTCGATAGGGTTTCTCTACCCGCTGGCCACTCGCCGCGGGCTGGAGGCCCCGATGCGAAAGTTCACCCTCAGCGACCCCCCGACTCCCTTCGACGCCGCCCTGGCCGAGCACTACGACCACCGCGACGCGGAGCTGGCCCTGCGCGCCCAGGTGGAGCTCGAGCACGAGCTCCTGGCGACGGAGGAGTTCATCGCGTGGCAGATGGCCCGCGTCGACGCCGACCGGGAGATCGAGTCCGCCCGCCAGGAGGCCGCGTGAACGCCCCCGCTATGCTGGGCCCGAGCTTCACCGCGATGGTGCGCCACGACCTCGCCGACCTGGTCCGCGGCCTCGGCGCTCGGTGCGCGGCCCGCGCGTGCCTCACCGCGGCGACCCGCGAGGAGTGGGCCGAGATCGCCGACGACGTTCGGGCGCTGGCCCGCCACGATGACCAGCGGTGCCAGTACACCGCGGCGATGCGGGCGGCCCGGGCGATGGGCGCCGACGACGGGGCGGATGCGCTCGACATGATCGTCGACCTCACCGGCGAGAGCGTCGAGGGCTGGGCCGCGCGGGTGACCCGCGAGATGGGCGGTGCACGGTGATCGGAACCCCGGGCGACGACCGCGAGACGGTCGAGTGCACGAGCTGCGGCCACGACTGCTACCCGGTGGAGATCGAGCACGGGGCCTGCGCGAGCTGCCGCCAGCTGGCGGGCCTCTACGAGATGGTGCTGGTGACCGCGCCGACGATCACGGTGCGCTGCCCCTGCGCCCGCGCGGGCCTTCCGGAGGGCGCCGAGTCCTGCGGGCTCTGCGACCTCGACGCGGTCAACGGCGTCGCCACGGTGCCGCCGCCGCCCTCGCAGCGCTGCCCCCGGTGCGGCGGCATCCTGGTGTCGGTGCCCTGCGGCTGCGACCCGGTCCCCACCGCCCGGCGGGCCCACCGCGACCTGATGGCCGCGCTGCGCCGGATGACCGCCGACGAGCTGCGCGGGTTCCGCGCGGAGATCGCCGCGGCCGAGGCCCGACAGCGGGGCTGAGCGCGCCGCCCTCCGGGGCTGCGGCGACTTGCGGACGCGCCCCAACCCCAGGGCGCCCCCGTCCGTCACCGGAGCGCCGGACGCTTCAACGATCAACGACAGGAGACGACGATGACCACGGAACACGAAGTTGGGATGCAGCGGGCAGGGTCGGCGGGCATGGCGGCGTTTGAGCCGCGCGACTTCAGCGAGTTGGAGCGCCTTGCCAAGCGGTGCATTGATTCGCGGCTGTTCAAGGTGGCGTCGCCCGACGCGGCGCTGGTGATCATGTTGACTGGCGCCTCGCTCGGGCTGTCGCCCGTGGCGGCGCTGCGTGGCATCCACGTCATCGAAGGCAAGAGCGTACTGTCGAGCGACCTGCTCGTCGCGGTGGTGCTCAAGTCGGGGCAGTGCCTGCGGTGGACGGTGGCCGAGACGACGGACGAGCGGTGCGTGATCGAGACGCACCGCAAGGGCCAGCAGGCGCCCTACCGCCACACCTGGACGATCGCGATGGCGCGCAAGGCGGGCCTCGCGTCGAAGGGCAACTGGAACACCTACCCCGCCGCGATGCTCCGCGCGCGGTGCTCGTCGGAGATCGCCCGCATCGTCTACCCAGACGTGATGTTCGGTGTGTTCGTTGAGGGCGAGCTCGACGCCGACCCCGCCACACACGACGAGGCTCCCGCGGTCACCCTCGTCCGCGACGACGCCCCCGCGCAGCTCGCGGCGCCGGACGCGCTCGCGGCCTTCGTTGCCGACCTCGCTGACGCCACAGACCTCGCCGGGGTGCGCGTGGTCTACGGTCGCCACGACCTCGGCGGCACCGCGGCGAAGCCCATCACCGCCGCGGTGGTCGCCCGCGTCGGCGCCCTGGGCTACCACCTGAATGCGGTGGAGGCCGCGGCGCTGATCGGCGGGACGATGCCCGACGTAACGGTGCTTGCGCACGACAGCCTCGCGGCGGTCACCCGCCACGGCGACGACGAGGACGGGGACGGGGTCGTGGCCGACGTCGCCCGCATCCTGCGCCGCGCCGGGGGCATGGACGCCCCCACGCGCGTGAAGACCGCCGCCGTGGCGACGTGCAGCGACCTCGGGGTCGAGAACGCTGCGGCGCGCATCAAGGCGGCGCTCGCGCCCACCCCGCCGACGACGCCCACGGGCACCGACGCCCCGCGCGCGAGCACCCCCGCCACGTCGGCGGGTGGCAGCGTCGCCCCGGCGGAGAGCGCGGGCGCCACGATGCGCCTGGCGCCGGAGGCCGCTCGCACCCGCGACGAGTGGCGGGAGTACCTCGAGGGCAAGAGCAGCCGCACCGAGGTGGAGAACGCGGTGCGGAAGTACGGTCGCCTGAGCAGCCACCTCGTGGAGCTCGCCGGCTGGCGTCTCCAGGCGATCACGCCCGCGAACAGCTCCGGCTACCGCACCCCGCTGCGCATCCACCAGCTCGACGTCGCGGCCTGGGCCGAGGAGGGGCCGCGGAAGGCCGCTGCCCAGCGCGGGGCGGCTGCGACGGTCACGACGGCTTCGCAGCTTGGGAAGGCCGCGTGATGGGCGCCGCGACGCGGGACTTCCGCTCCATGATCGCCCTGGTGCTGCGGGGCGCCGTCGAGGGGTCGCAGATGAGGTTGGTGGCCACTGCCGAGCGCACCACCATCGACTGGTGCACGCCCGAGGGCACCGTGGCGACCTTCACGGCCCGCAAGCGGCCGGTGCCCGTTGCAGCCGTCGCCCCGTCGCGGCAGCTCGGGCTCCCTGGCGTCACTGAAGCGCCGGTGCCCGTCGCCCCGGCCCCGCCTTCGAACGCCATGGTGGGGCTGGTGGCGATCGCCGGCTGGGAGCCGATGCCTCCGGTGGAGGTGCTCGACGCCTCGACCGCGGTGCTGTGGACCGGCGTCACCGACGAGGGCCCGTGGCGCACGGTGGTCCCGGCCTCGGTCGCCGACGCGCTGATGGCTTTCTTGCCCGGGTGCTTCGACCTGCGCGCCCCCACCGCACCCTCGCACCTCCTGCGGGTGGGCTCGCTGGTGATGTGGGCGGGTACGGAGCGCGCCGTGCTGGGCCTCGTCGCCAGCGACGGGGAGGACTCCTGCGGCGCGGTGCTGGACGTCGACGGCGACCCCATGGTGGCGTGGCTGGACAGCGCGCGGGTCGAGTGCGGCCGGGTGCTGCTCTCGCCCTCCGCCCGCTACCGCGGCGTTCCTGGCGACGACGGCTGGTGGGTGGCGCAACACCACCAGGCGCCCGCGCCGGTCGCCCCGGTCGCCGAGGACGAGGACGCGCCGGCCCTCTACCGCCTCTGGCTCCCGGCCCGGCCCTTCGGCGAGCTCACCGACGTGGGGCGCGAGGTCTACGAGCATCCCGACGTAGACACCGAGCTCACCTGGGAGGTGCGCGGCGAGCACGTCACCGCGGCAGACGTGCCGGAGAGCGTCGCAGGGATCGTGTGCGAGCTGGCGCGCGAAGATGGCTTCGCCTTCCACGTCGGCCCCGAGGCGCCGGTCGCGGTCGCGCCGAAGAAGGCCAAGGCCCCCAAGGCCCCGAAGCCCGCGCCCGGCTCGAAGGGTCACCCGCACCGAGGCGTGGCCATCCCCGAGGCCGACGCGCTCGCCCAGCAAGGCGCTCTCGTCGCGGTGGCGTTGCAGCCCGACGGGCACTGGAAGCCTTGGGCCAGCAACCCCGAGAAGCCCGGTGGGGCGCTGATGACCTCGCCGGAGTGGAGGAAGCGCTGGGGCGGGGCTCGTCGCGCGGACCTCCGGGTGCGCCTCTACAACAGGGCGCGCCGCTGCTCGCACGACAGCCTCGACGGGGATCACGAGGAGGCTGGGCGATGACGGACCACGCAGCGGCGACCATGGACGGCGCCCTCGCCGAGGCGGTGCGCGCAGCCGTTGCAGCAGAGCGCGCAGACCGCGATTACTGGCGCGAGCAAGCGATTGCGATGGCGCCGTGCGTCGACGAGATCCGCCGACTCACGCGGCGCGTCGTGCGCGGTGGCACCGGGTGCGCGCTCGACCCGGTGCTCGCGGTCGACACCGCCCTCGCGTCGCTCGACGGGCTCATGGTCGCCGTCGACCGTGCCGTCGCAGCAGAGCGCGCCCGGTGCGCGGCGGTGTGCCGGGAGGTGGCGGCGCGGGAGCGAGGCTACGGCAACGTCGTCGGCCGATGCGTTGCAGAGATCTGCGCCGAGGCGATCAAGCGCGGGGAGGTGTTGCGGTGACGCCGGGCGCATTCGCCGCCGCCCTCGACGCCCTGCGCGCCGAGCTCGGCGCCCCCACCGAGACGCACCCCGGCGTGGCGTCGTGGCGCGTCCCTGGCTCGACCTCCGACGGCGTCTCCCTGATCGCGCTGGACTCCGCCGTGTGCGTGCTGGCGACCGAGCGCACCTCGCCGCGGCTCGCGCTGCACCTGACCGTGGGTGGCCGGGCGACGCGCCACGGCCCCGCGGTGACGGTGAACGACGCGGCGAGGGCGGCGGCCGAGTGGATGCGATCGCAGGAGGTGGGTCGTGGGTGACCCCATGATGCGCGCCCGCTGCCCGAAGGCGGGGGACGGCAAGACGCACCTGGCGGTGGACATTCACCAGCCGCTGTCGCTGTCGAAGATGGTCAGCCTGATGCGGGTGCTCGCGAAGTGCTCGTGCGGCGCCGAGATGCTTTTGAATGTGCCGAAGGAGAAGCCCGATGGCTGACGCCGCTCTCGCCACGCCCGAGGTGCTCACGATCCCCGAGGCGGCGGCGCTCTGCCGCGTGTCGCCCGCGGTGATGTACCGTGGAGCCCTTGCGGGTGAGGTGCCCGCGGTGAAGGTCGGCGGTCAATGGCGACTCCTGCGAAGCGCGCTCCTGCGGTGGCTCGAAGAAAACGCGGGGTGCTCCACGTCTACCCCCGCGGCGCGCAGTGGTGGTGCCAGGCCCCGGGGCAGGGGAGGCAATCGCTCGGGCTCCCGCTCGACGGCACCTCGCACGCCGACGCCTACCGCGCCGCAGCCCAGCGATTCGGAGCAGGCGAACTCGACCCGCGCGCGGCTGCTGCGGGCCGTGAAGGGGATCTGACGCGCCTCTCCGAGCTCTTCGGCGCGGAGAACCGCAGCCGGTGGAGCGCCCGCCACGCGGAGAACGTCGCGTATCGCCTCGCCGCGTTCCTCGGCGCCATCGGCGTCCGCGACATCGACCACATTAGCGCCGACACCCTCGCCCGCTACGTCGAGGCCCAGCAGCGCGAGGGCACGGCGGACTCCACCATCAACCGCACGATCCAGGTCGCCCGCGCCATGGCCCGATGGGCAGCGCGCAGGCACCCGCCGCTCTGTGACGAGGGCGCGCTCTCGCGGTGGAAGAACCTGCGCGAGGTCGCCCGCAACCGCGACCCCATGATACCGACGCCCGACGAGTGGGGGGCCGTCATCCGCGAGCTCGGGCGCCCGCCCCGGTCGACCTCCGTCCGCGCCAACGAGGCCACCGAGCGCGCCAACGCCCGCGGGGCGGCGCTCCTCGTCGCCGTCGCCGTCCAGACCGGCCTCCGGGTGGACGAGCTGCGGCACCTCCGCGCGGAGGACGTGGGCCGGGACGTGGTGCGGGTGCGCGCCTGGGGGTCGTGGCGACCGAAGGACCGCGAGGAGCGCGACGTACCGGTGCCCGCGTCCGTGGCGGCGCTCGCGATCGAGCTGGCGACCTGGCGGGAGTCCGCCGTTGGTCTCTCGGGCAAGGCGCTCGCGCTCGGGGGGCACTGGATCGAGGCGAGGCTGTCCGCGGCGTGGGCGAGGGCGAGGCTCCCGGGCGATGCCCCGGGGATGCACGACGCGCGGCGGACGTTCGCCACGGAGATGAGCCGGCGCCCGGGGGTGAGCGTGCGCGACGTCCAGCGGCTGCTCGGGCACGCCGACCTGGAGACGACGCAGCGCTACCTCGGGCGCTACCGCTCCGACGACGCGCGACCCGCGGTGGACATGGGACTCGCCGCGGCGCTGGCGCCCGAGGTGCCCGCCGACGTGATCCCGATGCGGCGCCGCTGAGGGCTGTACCGTATCTGTACCGTATCGCCGTCGAAACCTGGGGAGCGGTGGGGTGTCGTGAGGCGTCGTGCT